AGGCGGTTTTTCAGATGAAGTGATAGAATTCTGGAAAGAAGTAAGGAAACAGATATTCGAACTAGATACATAAACACCTAACAATCAACAATTAAGTCAACATGCCTCACGGGGTGGAGACAATAAAAACAAAACGATATGAAACTAGAAGGACAAGCAGCAATAGATTTTTACGAATGGACTAAACATAAAGGTTTAGATAATTGGAAAGCTAAAGACTATTCGTTAGACGCTGCAAGAGCGATGGCATACAGTATTATAGAAATATGGTTCGACAGTATCAATCAAAGTATAGGTAAAATTGGGCGCGGTTACAATTGTTATTACCATGAGTACACAGGAATAATGACGCAACATAAAACACGACACGAGGCACAAGAGAAAGCGGTAAGTACAGGGTGTAAGTTTTATAATAAAAGTCACGCACGCAAGAACAGCAGCAATACATAAGGCAAATGAAAATTATAATAATTTAAAGTAAACGAGATATGAAGAAAGCAATAGGAATAATAATACTTTTACTAGTATGCTGTATATTTTTAATACCTACATTCGTTGAATACGGATTTTTAATTACAGTAAGTGTTGTGGTTATTACTACACTATTTTTTTTATTAATAAGATTAGCTATAGATCTGATAACCGAGTAAAACAACACTTAAATAATAATAGACTATCTTTACGTAGATAAAACAAATCCCATGCTAGAAGATATTTGCAAAAAAGACAATCACTGGAGAACAACAGCAATGTTTATATGTAAGAATAAAACTATAGCAGACGATCTAGTCCAGGATATGTATTTGAAAGTTAGCACTATTACAAAGCCTATAAACGATTATTATATAATATTGATAATACGTAACCTTTGGATTGACATGTGCCGTAAAAAAGGCATGACAGTTGATATAGACCTACTTCATTACGTAGAGGATAAGAAACAAATATTCGAACCAGACGATTACCAAGCAGAACTACTAAACAAAGCAGACAATCTAAAGTACATACAAAAAGAATATTTAGAAGAAAGCTACGACAGAACGTTAAGACAGATTGGAAACGAGTATAAAACTAATTACGGGTTCGTATATCGAGAACTTGACAAAGCGAGAAAGGAGGTGTTAGGATCTGATTACGCTGAGAAGTATAATAATAAAAGATTGAAGTATAGGAAACCTAAAAACTAAATCATGAAAGACAAAGCTGATTTTATAATAAAAATTAAATCCGACTTAACAACAGAAGAACAGGATAAAATCGTTAAAAGAATTAGTGATTTCGACAATGTTTTGTTGATCTTCGATACTGATAACGATGTTGAAGTTATAGAAAACACGAATAACAATAGAACTATTATGAGCGTTTTAAGATTGATTAAGCAATCATTTATCAATTATGTCAGAAGATAAAAGAATAAATAACGGAGGGAAAAGAGAAGGGTCTGGACGTAAGCCAAAGGCAGACGAGGACAAACTTATACAAAAATTATCTCAACTAGATGACAAGGCGTTTAAATGCCTAGAGCAAGGAATCAAAGAGGGTAACTATCAGTACTGGAATAAGTTTATGGAGTTCAGATACGGTAAGCCGAAAGAAAGAGTTGACGTAACTACAAATGGAGATAATTTAAACATACCAATTATAAATTTTGTTAAGTCTGGATCTTAATTCTAAATATAACAACCTTTTTACTGCTGATTGTAGATACTTCATAATTACAGGCGGTCGTGGTTCTGGTAAGTCATTCGCAGTAACAGTATTTCTAACCTTGCTTACAATGGCGAAAGGGTTCAGAATACTGTTTACTCGTTTTACAATGAAGTCTGCTCACCTATCAATAATTCCTGAGTTCTTGGAGAAGATTAGTTTGCTAGGACTAGATAGTATATTTAATATAAACAAAACGGAAGTAGTCAACACCTCAACATTATCAGATATAATATTCAGCGGTATTAAAACGAGTGCAGGAAACCAAACTGCAAACCTTAAATCATTACAAGGAGTTAGCACATGGGTTTATGATGAATGCGAAGAGGAACAAAGCGAAGATAGATTTGATACTATCGATTTATCTATACGTCAAAAAGGAATTAAGAACAGGATAATTTTAATACTTAACCCGACAACCAAGGAGCATTGGATATACAAACGATTCTTTGAGCAACGAGGTGTAGAGGGCGGGTTTAACGGCATTAAAGATGATGTGTGCTACATACATTCAACCTACTTAGATAACAAAGAAAACCTTAGTAAGAGTTATTTAAAACAGATTGAGAACATAAGAATAAACAACCCTAAAAAGTACAAGCATAAAATAATGGGGGGATGGCTAGATAAGCAGGAAGGAGTTGTGTTTGAAAATTGGGAGTTTGGAGAGTTTAATCCAGACGGTTTACAAACATCTTGCGGAATGGATTTCGGTTTTAGTGTTGATCCTGACACGTTAACTGAGGTTGCAATTGATAAATCTAAGAAGATTATATACCTAAAAGAACACATCTACAAAAATAGATTAAAGGTTGACGACCTAGCTAAATTAATACTCGCAAAGATTGGTAATAAACTAATAATATCAGAGGTTGATCCTAGATTGGTTGATGATTTATATAGTCGAGGTTGCAATATACAGCAACACAAGAAAGGCTTAATTGAGGTAGGGGTTACTTTATTACTTGAGTACAAATTAATAGTTGAACCAAACAGTATAAATATAGGCAAGGAGTTAAACAACTATGTCTACGCAGACAAAGGAAGTAAACTTTATGTCGATGATTGGAACCACGCAATAGATGGATTTAGATATAACGTTGAACATCACTTACTAGGTAGTTACGGAATAGAAATAAGATAAATAACAATCAACAATTTAAAACGTTTTAATTACATGAAGGTCATTTTACCAGAGAACATATCAGAGGTTACATTAGAGCAATTCCAACGCTACTATAAACTGACTGAGAGAACCGACTTAAACGAGTTGGATTTCAACAAGCGTAAGATTGAAATCTTTACAGGGATAGCATTTCAGAAGGTTGCTAACATGCAGCAGACCGACTACGAAGATATTATAAAACAAATTGACTTGGCACTTAACAACGATGTGCCGTTCGTGAATAGGTTCACTTTGCAAGGTATAGAGTACGGTTTTATCCCGAACTTTGATAATATGACCGTTGCAGAATTAGGAGACCTTAAAGAGTACGGAGACAAAGAAGAGGAGTTAAACAAAACAATGTCGGTATTATTTAGACCGATTAATGGTGAGGATGCATTCGGCAATTACACGATAGAAGATTACAACGGAACAGCATCACGAAAAGAACTATTTAAACAAATGCCTTTGAATATTGTAAACGGTGCCTTGGGTTTTTTTTTGAGTTTATCGAACGACTTAGAGACAGCTATCCAGAGATATACGGAGGAGGAACAAGTGAGGGCAATAACGCATTAGACTACTTTGAAAAATGGGGATGGTACGCAACTATACTAAGTCTAACCAATACAACCGAGGAAGGAATCGGAGACATAACAAAGATAAAAGAAGTAGAGAACATGAATGTACATTTTGTACACAACTTTTTAGCAGCAAGGATAGACACAGCTAAGTTAAAAAATAACATTAGGAAAGGTAATAACACAATAGAATTATAATGAACATTTACACGCAATTACTGAACTACTTTTGGCTACTAGGAGACGAAGACCCTTTTGTAAATACAATTACACAAGGAGACTTTAGTAAAATGGACTTAGATAAAGGACAGTTGCATACATTACTACATATCCAAGTTGGAGCTGCAGGTTTTCCTAATGAGTCCGTAGTGACGTTTGATGTGCAGATAGGTTGTTTTGCTAATAGAGATATAAACAAAGAAATAGTTGAGGATAGGTTCTGGAAGCAGGATAATGAAGTTGATAATATGAATGAAACTTTAAACACTTTAAATCGTTTATGGCTTAATATGTTCAGGGACTTTAAAAAAAATAACATAACAGCAAGTGCAGCAACATCAGATCCGCAAACTTATACAGGAGCTAAAATAACTGACGGTTGGATTATGACATTTACAGTAGAGGTTCCAAATACAGAAATAAGTTTATGCATGTAGAAAAAGAGTTTAATAAGTTTGGTAAATTCCTAGTACAACAGTCTAGGAGTAATTTAACTAAGAAGGATAAGAACGCTTCTAAGGAGCTTTATAATTCTATTGGTTATAAGTTTACCAAGCATAAGAATTCTTTTACGTTCTCGTTCTCTATGGAGGACTACGGTAAGTTTGTAGATGCAGGAGTGAAAGGTGTAGGAGGAACTAAAGCAAACGGTGAGCAATGGAAAAAGAAAAGAGTAACAAACAGTAAATTCAAGTACAGAAATAAACGACCACCTGCATCAGCTTTTAATGGTTGGGTAGTTCGCAAAGGAATAGCGCCAAGAAGCGCAAGCGGTCAGTTTATCAGTCGTAAAAGTTTACAGTTCGCAATAGCTAATTCAGTTTATCATACAGGATTAGAAACGACTAACTTTTTTACACGACCTTTCGAGTTAGGATTCGACAAACTAGCGGACGATGTTGTAGAAGCATTTGGACTTGATTTAGATAACTTATTAGAACACGCATTAAATAATTAACCATGATAAAAACACTTTCACCATATTACTTAACCGTACCGTTATCAGATGGAGGTGTACCATTTGACAATTACATATTTACATTATACGTTTGGACAGGACTACAAAGCGCTGAGCCTGCAACTGCAAGTTATCCACTAACACGTCAAAACCCAACTCAAAGCATTACCACAGACAAAGTAAATATATCTAATCTAATAAATGACTTTATCGAGTTTGAATCGCAGACTGCAACAACCACAAGTTTAATTAATGGGGTCAATCAAGTATGGGTGTCTGCTTATTACGAGGGGTTTATAAGCGACGTTTCAAGCGGTGTAGTTCAATTAGTTATTGACACTGCTATAAGTGGATATAATTACGGAATGGACGGAGAAAACGCAACCGTACCGGCTAATAAAATACTGTTATCAGGTACGGAGTTTAAGGTAAATGCGGATAGTTCATTTATTATTCCTTTAATTGGTGACGGAACGAACGTAACTGTAATATCATATCCAGATAATGAGATAAACGAAGATATAAACGTGCCTATTTCGTTAAATTCTAACGAGGTTGTTAGCTATTTATGGGTACAATGTTCAGAAACTAGTGTAGATAACCTGATTGAGGTGATTTATAACGGTGTTACGATCAGTTTATTCCTTAAAAAAGAGTACAGATACACACCAATCGACATACATTTCAAGAATAAAGAGGGAACACAGCAGGTTTTAACCTTCTTTAAGGAGCGAAAAGACAATATAAGTATCACAGGAGAAACATACCACGGATCAGGAGGTCAGCCACTAGCAGGATTCCACCAAATAGTAGACTATAACAAGAACGGAACTGGTAGTTTTGTAGCGAGTAGCGGTTTTGTAGACGAAGAAAACAACGATACGTTTAAGCAATTACTATTATCTGATAAAGTTTGGCAATATGATGGTTCAATAATGACTCCTTTAAATATAGGCAGCAAAGGAATTGAATATAAATCACAGGTGAACGATAAATTAATTAATTATACCATAGAGTTTAAATACTCGTTTAACGAGATCAACGATATATGATAACAGGTTTATACATAGGGAACGATCCGACAGACTTATTAGATTTATATGAAGATGAAAACATAGAGCTTAATTCGTCTGTTACTGATATTGAGGACATCGAAAAGAACACCACTGAGTTTACTAAAGATTTCACGGTACCCGCCTCGAACAAAAACAATAGAAAGTTCAAGCACTATTATAACGCTGATATTGATAACTCATTTGATGCACGTATAAAAGTAGAGGGTGGTATTTTGTTGAATGGTTTTGTTTATAAGTTAGGGAAATACAGGCTATCGAAAGTAAGCGTAAAAAATAACAAGCCATCTAGTTATACCATACAATTTTGGGGGAACCTATTAAGTATAAAAGATGCAGTAGGAAAAGATGAGTTATCAGATTTAGACCTTACAGAATTCGACCACGACTATACAAGTAATAATGTAAAAAGCGGTTTAATAGGATCTTTGTTTAATGCTAATATAATTTACAATCTGTTTGTTAAGAAGCGGTACTACTATAATACTGATCCTAGCGATAAAACAATAACTGCAAAGTTAGCAAATATTGCATACGGAAACGGATTGGGTGACAACGGGATAACATGGAATGATTTAAGACCTAGTTTACGATTAATAGAAATTATAAAAGCTATTGAAGTAAAGTATGAACTTACATTTAGCCGTGACTATTTCGGTAGAGCTGAGTTTTTAAATTTGTTCATGTGGCTAAATCCAGATTCGAGCGTGACTCCAGGAGGTGATTCTCAGATAGTAGATTTTGATTCAGGAGACACAGATTTTTTTAACTTAACAACTAATATAGGAACGTTCGATGTTCAGAATACAGCAGCGTCGGGGGATGATATACACTTTGATTTATGGTCAACAATAACCCCTAGCGCAGGATATGAAAATGTAGATTGGAAAGTAACGTTCTTTAAAAATGATGAATCCTCGACAGAAACTAACGGAGTAGGAACCGTTAATTTAGCTAAAGAGGAATTAAGCGTAAGTGGAACAGGAGAGGGTGCATTTACTTGGAACGTATATTACGAGGTGTCGTCTACGCAAGAGTTTAAATATGAGTTTAGAGCTAGGCAAGAGAGAAGGTTTCATAATGATTCTGGAGGAACATTTAACACGTTCGCTAGTGAGAATACAATAACTAGTAGGTTTGTAGTTTCAGAGGAATTACCAAAGATGAAAGTAATTGATTTTCTAAAGGGTATTTTTAAGAAGGATAAACTAGTTGTTATCCCTACGGACTTTGATAATTTATATGTTAATACTTTAGTTGATTTCTATTCAGAAGGAGAACTTATTGACATTACAAGATACGTTGATAATACTAGCCATGATGTAAATAGAGGTAAACTATTAAACGAGATTAATTTCACGTTCAAGGAACCTACAACTATCTTAAATAAACAATTTGAAGAGAATACAGGCAAAGGATACGGAGATGAAGAGAACGAGATAAAAGACAGTAACGGAAAACCTTTAGACGGTGATTCATTAGATTACGAGCTACCATTTGAACAGATTGTATACGAGAGATTGACAGACCAATTCACTAACGGAATTGTAAACATTCAATATGGGGCAGTTATAAAAGAAGATTTAGAGCCTGCTAACCCTAAACCGCATATATTTTATAACATAAACACATCTTTAGATACTACAGAGTTGGCATTTATAGACGATTTAAGCAATAGAACATTATTAAACGGATCAATAAACATTCCTAGTCACACAATGACATTAGAGAACGTTAATTTTAGCACGGTATTTAGTGAGGAGTTTAGCGAATGGACAAACGTAAAAATAACAAATACACTATATAAAAATTATCACAAGGATTTTATAGATAGCTTATTTAATGTAAAGAGAAGAGATTATAGATTTAACGCAAAGTTGCCGTTTAGGATTCTATCTAAATTAGAGCTGAATGACATATTTAGAATAAGGGATAACTATTATAGAATAAGTAACTATAACTTAAATCTATTAACAGGAGAAGCCGAATTAAATTTAATCAGTTCTTTTGATGAAGTTATAGGAGGATTTACACCTTCGACTGACTCTATTTATGTTGACTTTAAAGCACAAATACAAAGTATCTATGTAACTAATTTAGGCAATGCTACGTTTGATAAAGTAGATAACGGGTTTGATGTTGATTGGATTTCTGTATCTAGTAATTTAAACAACGTTTATTTTTCAATAGCGCTAAACGAAACAGGATTAATTAGAGATATGTTTGTTGATATCACAAATGAAGAAGCAACAAAAACAATTAGAGTTTATATAAATCAGACAGGCGGTAATATAACAGTAGATAACACGACTATAACGGTAGATAACAATATAATAACAGTAGATAATGGCTAAGCAAACAATAAACGTAGGAGCAGCACCAAACGACGGGTTAGGAGACACGTTAAGAGATGCAATGATAAAGGTAAATAGTAATACAGATGAGTTATACACTGGACAAATAACAACATCACATCCTGTTTTAATTCCTTTTGATTTCCCGTTAAACAATAAAACAGACTTAAACAGTATTCATGGTTCTTTACTTATTAATAATTCAGAGGATGGAATTATATTAAACTCAGGAACTCCCATAATCGGAGACGGTGGTATATCTAAAGTTATGGCGGCAGTTTTAGCAGGTTCAGACCTTACAGGAAGCATTACAATTTCAGGAACGAGCGTAGACAGAAATACAGGAGTAGAAACACCCGCTGACACGGAAATTCTATCTATAGACGGATTAACAATAAACACAAGTTCTACAGACTCAAACGGAAATACTATACATGGATATTCAAACGCTTATTTAAGTTCTAAATGGTGGAAAGGACAATTAACATTTAGCACTACTGATTTGGATTTAACAGAAATTAGATTCGCTCAATTATCATTTGAGCAATTTAATGACACTCCAGACATAACGTTAAATTCATTTGACACAAACTATATTATATCTAATACAGCAGCCGTAATGGACACTTACTTATATACAGTTAAAGTAACAGGAAGTACAGTAGAAATAGAACAAGTAGCTGCGTTAAATCATGCGTCTGGTGAGTTTGTAGACGCAAGTTACAGAAAACGTATAGGTAATATAAATGAGTCATTAAACGGAACAACAGACGGAATATTTATTGATTTATTTCTAGACCCAACCAATCAGCAATATTTTTCATCATTCACAATGAAGGTGTGGGCAACTCAAACAGAAACAGTAACAATAGCTATACCGTAATGATAGAAGTAATCAACATATTAAGAAGCCGAGAGTTTTACGGATGCAGTAATACAATTGATATTGCTAAAGGTAAAAACGAAATGGTATCAACCTGGAAGGGTTTTAAAATTAAATTGAAACGAGCATGGCAATTGAGAAGGAAATTATAATAAAAGGTGATAGTACTGATGCTGTTAAAAGTATTCAAGATGTTGACGATGCTATAAAAAAGACTGATAAAAGCGTTGATAAATTAGGTGACTCGACAAAATCCTCATTAGATAAAACTAAAAAAGGAGCTAGTGGTGCGGCTAAAGGGTTTAAAGCTATAGGTACGGCATTTAAAGCTATTGGTATAGGTATTGTTGTTGCTTTATTTGCTAAGCTTGCTGAAATACTAGGTAAGAACCAAAAAGTAATGGACGTTTTTAGTAACGTAATGACTAGTCTAGAGATTGCTTTTAATGACTTGTTTTCTTTTGTATCTGATAATTTTATGCCCGCATTTGAAGGTATGAAAAAGTTCTTTTCTGAACTAACATTTAAAAGTGTTGGTGATGGAATTAAAAAGAACATAATTGAGAGATTTGAATCAGCATTAGAAGTACTTGGATTCCTTAGAAAAGCATTTAATAAATTCAAAGAAGGTAAATTTAGTGAAGCTTTTGACGAGATTAAGAATGCAGGTAAGGAGATGGTTGACGTACTTACAGGAGTAGACAACGTAGTAGATAAAGTTACAGACGTAGTAATAAAAGGTGCGGACGCAATTACAGGATATGCTAAGAATACTTTTGAAGCAGCAGCAGCCATAACGGCAGCATCAAAAGCGGCTTTAATAGGAGCAGCAGTACAGGCTCAATTAGTAGAAAAATTTGATATTGCAGCAGAAAAGCAAAGACAAATAAGAGACGCAGAAAATAAATCTATTAAAGAAAGAAAGATAGCAAATGATGAGTTAGGTAAAGTTCTAGAGAAGCAAGAAAAAGCAATGCTAAGACAGGCTGATTTACAAATAACAGCAGCAAGGAACGCTTTTAATCTAAATAAATCTGACGAAAACAGAATAGCTTTAATAGATTCGCAAACAAATAAAATAGGAATATTAGCGCAAATAGAAGGGTTTAGAAGTGAACAGATAGTTAACAGGATAGCTTTACAAAAAGAAGAGATAGAGTTAAATAATTCTATAAGCGATTCGGAAAAAGAAAGACAAATAGCACAATTAGCATTTGAAGAAGAGCAAGAGGAAAACGCAGTATTAAAACTAGAAAAACAAAGAGAAAGATTAGACGAAGAAAACGAAATAATTTCAGAAGACCTAGAACGTAAAAGAGAATTATTTCAAGAAGGTACACAGGCAAGGATTGACGCAGAACAAGAATTTCTTACTAGAAAACAAGAAATTGACAATCAAATATTAGCTAACGAAAAATCAGCATCAGAAGAAAAAAAGGTAGTTGCACAATTAGAGGCAGACGCAAAAATAGAAATAGCAAACCAAGTATTTAATTTAGTCGGGCTGTTAGCTAAGAAAGGTAGTAAGTTAGCAAAAGGAGCAGCAGCAGCACAAACACTTATGAATACATACCAAGGTGTTACATCGGCATTGGCAGCTGTTAGTACTATTCCAGAACCATTTGGAACAGCTTTAAAATTTGCTAACGCAGCAGTAATTGGAGTCAGTGGATTACTGAACGTTAAAAAGATTTTAGGAACAGATGAAACAGGACAGAGTTTAAGCAGCGGTAAAGCTGATATTCCAAACGGAGGAGGTCAAAACGCGCCATCGTTTAATTTAGTGCAAGGAACACAAGGAAATCAAATTGCAAGTAACATAGCCGGACAAAACGCACAACCGCAAGAAGTATTTGTAGTAAGCAGCAAAGTAACATCAGCGCAAGAGCTAGACAGAAACGCGGTAGACAATGCAGCATTATAACAAAAATCAATGTAAACCGTTAATAATATAAGATATATTTATGAAGACATATAAAGTACTTTTCGATAAATTAAAAAACAAAGGAGTGTATGGCATTTCTTTGGTTCATGATCCCGCGATGGAGTCTATGTTTATTGCATTAAATAAAGACAATAAAGAAACAAACTTGAAAGGGTTTGAAATGAAGTTAGCAGAAATTGACGAAAAAGAATTTACTCTTTTAGGTGTTGCTTTAATTCCAGATAAAGAGATTTACAGAAATCAAGGGGGGCAAGAATTTAACATAACATTCCCGAAAGAAACAGTAAAAGATGTAGCACATAACTTCATTCAAATGGGTTACCAAAAAAACTCATCAGTAGAGCACGGTGAAGAAATAAGTGGCGTTAGTATTGTTGAGGCTTGGCTTGTTAAAGATCCTAAGAATGATACCGCAAACGCTTATAAGTTGCCTAAAGAAGATATTGTAGAGGGTGCATGGGTTGTTAAAATGAAGTGTGACAATAAAGAAATATACCAAGACGCGTTAGACGGAAACATACAAGGTTTTTCAATTGATGCATTTGTAAATTTAGAAGAAATTAACTTAAAAAGCGATAAAAAAATGAGTGCGAAATTAGTAGAAATGATAAAAGAGCTACCAGAAAAAATTGCTTTGGCTTTAAACCTTAACAAAGAAGAGGAGAAAAAAGACGAAGAAATAAAACTAGGTAGTGTAAACAGTGCAGATGGTACTGTGGAAATTATGTTCGATGGCGAACAATTACAAGCGGGGTCAACAGTTAGTGCAGTTGATGCAGAAGGCGGAAATGTACCTTTACCTGTTGGTGAATATGAACTAGAAGGTGGTTTAATTTTAGTAGTTACTGAGGTAGGCGTTGCCGCTGAAGTAAAAGAAGCAGCTCCAGTTGATGAAGCACCAATTGAGGAAAATTTAGAAAGTGATGAAAATGTAGCCGATGCCCTTGATAAAGCTATACAATCTATTCTAATTAAATATGACAAGAATGTAGATTTAAAGATTACAGATTTAAGAACAGAATTAAAAGCAGACTTTAAAAAAGAGAATGATTCTTTAAAGAAAGAGAATGAAACTTTAAAAGCAGAAGTTTTAGAGTTACAAAAACAGCCTGCAGCTAAACCAATTAAGACAGCTCCAACACAAGTTGATTATTCTAAGCTAAGTAATAGGGAAAAGATGGAGTACAACAGAGAAAACAACTAATTATGGCAGGTAAATTTTTAAACCCTTTCAAAAGCGGTGTTACTTATGTACAGTTTTTAAAAGCTGTCGGTAAAAAAACAATCTCAGAATATTGCGAAAATAAATTAACAAAAGAGCAAATTGAATGGCTCGAAAATGATATTAAATCAATAAAAAAATAACAAAATGGCAGATAATTTCACAGGTACAAAGTACCCTCAATCAATAGTTGAAGAAATCTTCGCAGATGTGTACGCAGAAGCAAGAACTTTAAGAGATAACATCATTAATATTGATGAAAACCATAAATCAAACACAGAGGTTACGGAAACAACTACCTCGGTAATTCAACAAGTATACGATGTTGATGGAGTTGATTTAACAGGGGCAGGAACTACAAATGATACTTTTTCCACTGTCGTAAACTTAAACAAGTTTCAATACGACGGTAAAGTTCTTTATAGTCAATTGAACGGTACAAGATTTGAAAAATCAATAGCAGCAGGAGCAGCTAATTATATTTCTGATGAGTATGATAGAAAAGTAGTAGCTAATAGGATTCCAGCAATTGGAACTTCTTTAGATAAAGCTATTTGGAACGGAGCAACAACAGCACAAAAAGCTTTAGTTGCAGCATTAACACCTGGAGCGGGTCAAGGTAGTTTAACTGCTTACGGTCAAACATTAGTTGCAGCAATGCCTTCTAATCAGTTTAATTCTATTCCTGCAACATTGATTCACAATGCGTCAAATGCAAAGGCATCGCCTGGAGCAGGACTAGGTGATTACATTAAAGTGTTAACACCTATAACATTAACGTCTGGAAATATAGCAGATGAATATTTAAAGATTTACGAAACTCATTTTGCAGCGGTTCCAGATTCTAGCGAAAACTTACATAAAATTTATGCTCCATTAGGGGATAAAGCTTTAATGGTTTCAGCAAATAAAGGGGCTACAACTGTAAACCCTGACTTTGTAGAAGTGGGTGGTAATTGGACATATAACGGGTATGAAGTTATTTTTGTTCCTATGATTGGATTTAGAATTATGTGTGATCCAGAGTTTTTATTGTTCTTAACAGACAAGACAAACGATGCACAATCATTTGAGCAACAAAGAGGTGCTAATTTAGCAGACTTCCAAATTTGGAAATCTATTATGTTTGCTGAAACATTTCCAGTTAACCAAAGATACATAACTCTTTACGGAGGATAGAAATTAATTAACATAAGGGTGTTATAACAATTGACACCCTTTATAAAAACCTTAAAAAATATGTCTTGTAGTAGTGATATAACATCAGGAAGAGAAAGAGTTTGCAAGTCTAGTTTAGGAGGTAATTCTATTCTTTACTTATACAACTTTATAGCAGATCCTTTTACAATTCTAGCAGGGGAAGCAACAGCAATTAACGTAGCGTTAACAGTTGTGTTCGCATTTGAATTAGAAGGGGACGGTAATACTTTAGTTGAAAATATGGTTTCAGACCGTAACACATCAACAACAGTAAACACACAGACCCTTACAGCGATTCTAAAAAAGATTGATGCAACAACTAGTGCCGAAATGAATTTACTAGCTAAAGGTTACCCTCAAGCGGTTGTATTAGATCGTAACGGAGTAGCACATGCACTAGGAATTACAGACGGTATTGATTTTACAATTGATTCCGCAACAGGTGGAGTGAAGACTGATTTAAATGGATTCACATTAACTGGAGTAAGTACAGAGGGAAGTTTAAGCCCTAAATTAGACTCAGCAACATTAACGGCATTTCAAGCGTTAGTAGCATAGTAGTTTTTTCATAATTTGTTTTAGAAAAAAACCCCTTATCGTAATTGATAAGGGGTTTTTTATTACTTATAGTTTTTAATTAACCAATCTAACAACACTTTTTTCGGCATCTTGTTTTTATCTAGCCATTCTTTTAATGTTTCTAGCTCTTCAACTTCTACAAAACACTCTAATGTTTCAAGGTCTACAAACTCATCAGTAACACTATATTTATACTTCATAGTATTATCAAAATTTCCACATCCGTAATTTTCAATATTAACTTCTTCTAATTGAAGATTTAATTCAACTTTCTTCTTTACTTTTTTCATTTTTATTATGTTTTAGACTGCAATATACATAATATATAACTAATAAGTGGTGTCAATAACAATATTTAAAGATAAACGTTTAAAAGGTATGAGTAAAGTATTAGATTTTAACGATACAAGCCATTCAATTACACTAATCCCTAGGTATTACCCAGATGGAGCGGTAACATTTGAATTATATAACGAAAGTACTAAGTTGAAAACCGTAGTCACTAACACTTATACGATTGTAGATGGTTTATTTACGTTAAATTTCGACTATACTTTCGAGAATAAACAGAAATACCAGATTAAATTAGAAGAAGATAGTATAGTATTTAGAGGAAAGTTGCTAATAACAGACCAAAATACGCAAGAATACCGATTAACTAAGGATTTATATTTTTATGAGTAACAAAAATAACACATCAGAGATAAGATTAATCCAATTAAACAACTATATCCGACCAGATGTAGTGGAAAACAAGTCAAAAAATTGGGTTTTAAACGGAAAAAACAATGATTTCTTTGATTATCTTATCAAAAGGAACATAGGAAGCGCGACAAATGCAAGTATTAACGCTTCATATACTGACCTTATCTATGGACAGGGATTAACTAGCGACAATACAGAAGGTTTAAAAATCTTAAATGATATGCTAAAACCTAAAGAATTACGTAAAATTATCTATGATTTCCAGTTATTTAATGGCGCTAAAATCCAAAAAGTTAACAAGAAAGGAAAGAAACTAAGACCTGATTTGTTCCATATGGCACAAAACTTAGTAGCTCCTTCTATAGAAAATGAAGACGGAGAAATAGAACACTATTGGTTTAGTAGAGATTGGGCTAAACAATGGCAGAACAAACCTGTATCTTATCCTTCATTCGGAACTACAAAAGAACCTATTGAAATATACGACCTAAAACCATATCAAGCGGGTAAGGTTTACTTTTCAGATCCTACGTACATAAGTTGTTTATCTTATTGCGAGGTTGAGGAGGAAATCGGAAACTACGCATTAAGCCATATTAAAAACGGTTTATCTTTTGGGTACATAATTAACATTCCTGACGGTAAAGGAATGAGCACAGAAGAAAAAGACGCATTCGAAAAAAAGATAAAAGAAAAATTAGTAGGTAGTCCAAACGCAGGTAAATTTGTACTATCATTTAACGGTAGGGATGCAGAAATTACAATCACACCTATTGTAGTAAATGACGCTCATAAACAATGGAGTTTTTTAACAGAGGAAAGTAAGAAGCAAATCTTAACAGCACACAGAGTTACATCCCCTTCGTTAGTTGGTTTAGTTACAAGTAGTGGATTCAGCAGTACAGCAGAGGAAATGGATATGATGGAAAAGCAATTACTTAAACGAGTAATTAAGCCTAAGCAAGATTTTATACTAGACGCTCTAGAAGAAATAATGTTATTTTACGATGTTGAAATTGATTTAAAGTTTATACCATTATCTAAAAACACTGACGCTAGTAATACCGAAGAAATTAAAGACGAAGTAGAAACGGAAGAATTAAAAAAACCACTTATCGAAAGAGTTGGATTAAAAAAAAAATCTAACGCTGAACTGTTAATTGATTTAGGCGACGAAATAGATTTAACACAATACGATTTAGTTTATGAAGAAGCAGTAGATTATGATGATGATTTTGATTTTGAACAAAGTATAAATTTAGCAACCACAGGAACAGCAAGACCGAATTCAAAGAGCGAACAGGATAGTGACGATATTGTAATTAGATACAAGTACACAGGTAACCCAACTCCAGAGAGAGAGTTTTGCAGTAAGATGATGCGAGCCGATAAGATATATAGAAAAGAAGATATTATAGCAATGGAGAACCAACCTGTTAACCCTGGATTTGGTTTAGACGGTGTAAATACTTATTCTATTTGGTTGTGGAAAGGTGGAGGATTAATGAGTGAAACGTTCCCAAACGGAACATGCAAACACAAATGGAACAGAGTTATATATCTGAAAAAAGGAAAGAGTGTAGATGTAAGAAGTCCTTTAGCTGAAAAGATAAGTACAACCAAAGCAAGAAGCAAAGGGTATAAAGTTCCAACGAACGACACGAGGGTATCAATTGAACCTCACAACATGAAATAGTTATGCCAGAATTATTATTAATTAAACCACAAGAGATAGCAGAAACCACCATTTTAGGCGGTGATGTTGATATTGATAAATATACTTATACAATACACAACACTCAGATAAAGACGCTAGAGCCGTTGTTAGGTAGTGAGCTATACGATAAGATCAAAACAGATTTTGAAGCCGACACGCTAGCGGGTTTATATCTTGAATTATACACGGACTATGTTAAGCCTGTACTAAAACATAAGAGCGTTTCAGAATACGTAAACATTGCAGGGATAATGTTAACAAATAGCGGACTTGGAAAACATACCTCCGATAACATGGAGCCTTTAAGTTTAGGGGAAGTAGAAACATTATCAAATAGTTACGATTCAACAGCCCAAATGTATATAGAAAGGTTTGATAAATGGATTGGATTAAATCAGTTACCGGAATACAAAACAAGCCAAGATGAGGTTAACGCTGAGAACGATTTAAAAATAACAGGTGGATGGTATTTATAGACAACTATACAAAGAAATGTAAATCTACATTAGGAGGTATAAAGAAATTTTACCTATTTCCTTTTGTGAAATACTCACGGGCACAAATCAAGGTTAAAGGAATGAGTCTAACGGAATTTCCAAATACTTATATTTATCAGTTCGATGCAATAGGTTCTTACTCTCAAAACTCAGAAGTAGAAAACGGTGAGGTGTTTTTTAACCAAAGTTGTACTATTAATTTAAGTGAGGTTTATGACGTTTTAGACATACAAGACTTATTAGTACAAAATTACAGGGCGATATTTTTAACAAATAACGACCAATATTTAATTAGCGGAACTCGCAACGGATTAACAGGAAACACGAACAACACGAGTGGAACAGAAAAAGCAGAATACAACGGATTCACTTTAGATTTCACAGGTAAAGAAGAAAACCCTTTACTATTAATAGATGATTTGGAAAGTTTAGGTTTATTTGAGTTTAATAAAGAAGAAGTATTTAATTACGATTTTAATTTTAATATATAAAATGGCAACAAAAAGAATAGTAACAGCAGATAAGATAGGATTAGTTGCAAAGAAGGTTCACGTTAATCAGTTTTGGGACGATGACTACAACGAAATAAAAGAAGTTGCGAATAATAACGCTGACGAGATAGATTTAAACACAGATAATATTGCGGCAGTAAGCTCAGGTCAAAAAGGAATAATCGAGTTTGATTCACCAGCACCAACTGAGGACGGGTATTATAGATGTGGCAATAACGGAACATATACTAATTTCGGAGGTTTAGTTGTAGATTTAGCGACAGGGATAAACGATATTTTTGTTAGTGTAGGACAGACTCAATTTGATTTAGGAATTACGCCTGCAAACACAACGCCAACAGGAGATGTTGCAGAAGGTGAAACTTTAGCTGTTAACGGAGATAAAATATTCGATGTAACTAATGCTTTATCTGACGACATAATTGAAATAAGAGACGGTTACGATTTTAGCCAACATACTATACAAAATATTAATGTAGTTACAAATACCACCGTAAATTTTGGTAATGGATTTATTGAAATTGATTTAAAATTAGGGAAAACTGCTATTTTTAGATTTAACGACCCGAATGTAGTAATCGGTTCAGGTACATTTTTTATATACTTACGAAAAACAATTGATAATCAATGGTTTCAACCATATGTAATAAGTAAAAATACCGATTTTGAATTTACTGCGACACAAGATTTTAATGGTGTTTCTGTTGGAATAGGTGCAAGTTCGGTTATTGCAGATGGTGTAATTGAATTAAAATATGATTATGACGAAGTAATTGAGTCACTTATAAAACAACAATCAAGGGAAGTTTCAGAGACGTTTCCTATAATAGCTCAGGGTGATGCTATTATTGATTTTAATGAAAAATTTGGATTAATTGATTCTAAAAGAGTTTTTGATAATGTGCCTTCGATAGTGGTTGGTGGTGATAATACAAAGGCAAGATATATAAGAAATATATTTAACCTTGTAGCTTATTTTCCATTAGTAACAACTACAAATGATGCTTATTTAACAGAGCTTAATTTAACTGAAATAGACGCAAATAATATAAGTGCGGTATCAACCGAAAATATGCCATTTAATAAATTTATCCGTATTGAGGATGGAAATTTACTCCAACAATTAGCAGATGGAAATGGTAAGCGATTTAGGCTAGAGGTTTTTGTTTATTCTAAAAATCTTGATTTTCCAGTAATTGGTAATACTTCTATTGTAGGTTCATCTGGTAACCATATTCTTTCAAATTTATTATCAGTTGAAGATACTACTTCTGTAAATGTAAAAAAACTTATTTTTAGCTCTATTAACAACTTGACAGAGGTAGACGGTGGTACGTATCTTAACATAAATATTAATTGTACCGCAACATCTACATATAATGTTGGTGATTATGGTTTTACAGGTTGGAAAATTGGATTGTTTGATAATACAGAAGATGAAACAACAAAAGAACTTATTGGTGATTGGGAGTTAGAAAAAATGGACATTCCTTTGACAGTGCCTTATGCAAAAGGTCAAGAATATGCCGACTATTTAAACGGTGTTTTTAGCAATGGTTTTGAGGGTTATGATTTTAATCATGTTGAAGACACAAAAAGAAATTTAGCCTTATATTTTAATAGATTAGAAAACGAGTATGTAGATGAGTTTAATAGAATACTTGTTTCGTTTAATGGTGATTCAATAATCGGCTCACAATTAGACGATATTGAACATAGTGCAGGATATTTAACAGGTGACTTTCCGCCAAATATGAGTAAGTTAATAATAGCACGTCAATTCTTTGATAGATATAAGTTAGTAGGTGAAGATACTGAATTTAGAAATTTAATTCATTCAGATTGGACGAAGACAGGTTTTGCTATCTCAAACGGAAAAGACGACCTTAATCAAACATTCAATCAAATTGAAGTGTATGGGGGTGCCTCTGGTGATGAAGCAGAAATTACGGTATCAGGTTACAAATATTTAAAATTGGTATGGTCAGAGTATAAGGGAGTTAATTATTCATTTGATATTTTACGTTCAACCGATGGGGGCTCTAATTTCACACCTATAGAAACGATAAGCGTTACAAGTGCAAGGCAGTTAATGGTAGCCTATAAGATATACGAGATAACACCAGCTACAAGTTATATTTATAAAATCGTACCAACAAGTGGGTATGCTGATGTATGTTTTTGGGGAGTTGAAATGTGGAATAATAATAGGCTTGATGTGGTTGTTGAAGCATTTTCAGGAACAACAGCCGCAGGAACTGTTCTGGATAAATTAGACGGATATTATTCTGAACAACATAAACCCGCTTTAATTATTATGGATATTCTGGCAATCAATGACTTTGCAGTTAGTGAAAATGTAAACAATTGGATTTCTGATATAACAGAATTGTACACTTTTATAAAAGGTAAGAGTATTCCTTTTGTCGCTTTTGGTACTCATTATCCTGTATCAGATTTTGTGCAAATAGGTTGTGATGTTACTTCGCTACAAAATATTCCTGTAATAAATATTCTTGATAAACAAGCTAATCCGACCACTGTCAATACTGAACCGATTGTAAATCAAGTTGATGGATTGCATTTATCAGACAATGGTAACGCTTATTACTTTGAGGAACTTAAAAAGATATTTGATTAATTTCTTAAAATTAGACTATAGCAGTAACTAATTTCTTAAACGCTTACAATAATAATTAAATAATTTTTAGTAACTTTACATAAACAAAAACAATTATACAATGAATATATTTCAAGATTCAAACGGAGATTACAGTTCTAAACGAACACTCGGAATCATTTACATGTTAGCGGCTTTATTATTAGCCGCGATAGACCAAGTTACTAACTACGAGATTAACTCTTTTGAAGTATGGATAGCGATAGTTATCACAGGAGGCTCATTACTTGGGATTACTCTATTTGAGGGTAAGCTAAAAGGTAAATCTAGCAATGCTAGTATGACGGTTGATCCTGACAGAGAAACACCGAAAACAAGAGGTTAATATCTTGAATAAAATACTCAAAATATCATTAATAATAACAGCGGTATTGTTGTTTGTTTCTAATTACCATATTAGTTTGTATTTTCATCCGTACGACACAGACGAAAGTATTAAGGCGTGGTGGCTACTTAGAGCCGACATATATGCTGTTATTATGGTGTTATGTTTTTTGGCAACTAACATCGGTCAAAAAGGAGTATTAAGATTTATAATTTCATTAGGAATAGGATTAACTCTTTCGAGCGTAGTTGACAAATGGTATTTTGACGTTAGAGAATTTACACAAGCAGACATATACATGATAATTGTCACTGTTTTAATAAGCGGTTACGATTGGTATAAAACATCAAAATATTACAAGAAATGACCCCAGACGAAAGACGAGAAAAAGACATAAAAGACCTTAACGAAAAGGTTACTAGGATTCTTTTCCACTTAGAAAGCGACCCTGCTACAAATCAAAAAGGAATAGTAGAAGAGGTTGGAATAATCAAAGATACTATAAAAGACATGCAGATGCAGACGTTTAAAATAGGTGCTGTTTTTGGTTTAATCGGTGGCGGTATAGGATGGATTTTAAAAATAGTTATAACCAAAGTATTAGTATAATGATACATTTCACCCACTCAGAATTTGACAGCCCCGACCAACTAGGAAGCGGTAAGAACATGCAACAATCTCATTTAAACATGTTAGACGACGCGCGAGAGATTGCAGGCGTACCGTTTATAGTTAACTCAGGTTGGAGAACTAAACAACATAATGAAGACGTAGGAGGCAAAGAAGATTCAAGCCATCCATTAGGCTATGCAACCGATTTAAAAGCAAATGACAGCAGAACACGTTTTATTATATTACATTCGTTAATCGCGGTTGGATTTACTCGCATAGGTATAGGTAAGACTTTCATACACGCAGACAACGACCCGAGCAAAGATCCACAAGTAACTTGGTTATATTAAAACTTAAATTATGATAGCATTATTATTTAAAAACAGATTATTCAGATACGCACTATTATTAACCGCAGGGATAGTAATAGGCTACGTATACGTTAAAGGTGAAAACAGGGCTTTAAGCGAACGGATAGACCACCAAGACGAAGTAATGAAGCAATGGCAACAATCCATCATTAAAATAGCTGAGGTACCGAAACTAAACGTAACGAATCAAATCACAGACACCAAGGTTAAACGAGGCGCAAAACTTGTATTCGTTCCAGAGACCGACGCGCAATTAATCGACATTAAAGACGAAACAAAAAGCATAGATACTATTAACGAGGTAAAAGACACGCGCTCATGGTTAGGTAAACTATGGGGAAGTAAA